ATATACTTTACCTTACAAGCAAGTGTAGCTGCAAACACAGAGGACATAGATGCGCTAAAAGTAAATAGTGTAAACCCTGTAGAGTTCCAATACAAAGATGAGCTTGTTAGAAGCACTATCCAAAGAGTAGAGGAAAAGACTGATGTTTTGAGTGGAGATGTAAAAGAGGTCAAAGATCAGCTACAAAAGATAGACGAGAGATTATATCAAATTAGTAAACAAAGATGAGATTATGTGTAATAATTGCGTACTTAGCGACTTTTGCGAGTTTTGCCCAATCGGACATTGAGGTTGTTCAATATAGTGCAGAGTTTGTAAAAGCAAACGAAATATCCTTAAAGAGTTTTAGATACGATACAAAAACATTGTATATGTCTAAAGCACAAGATCAATTTAAAAAACTTAACATTAAGTATATCCCTACTGTTATATTGTTTTATAACGGAGAAGAAGTATATAGAGTAGAGTCAGGTATTAGCCTTAAGCTACCTGAAAACTCAATAGAGTTGATAGGAAACGAAATAGAAGAAATTATAGAAAGTAAGTTTTAATGAAATACATACTGTTGTTGTTTGTGGGATTATCGTATGGGCAAATAGCCGAAGATAAAATCTTACATTTTGTAGCAGGAGGTATGAGTGGATCATCAGGATATTTAATAGGAGACTATTATTTAGACAAACCTGAACTTACAGGCATAGGTTTAGCTTTTGTAAGTGGTGTTTTTAAAGAAACATACGACTACACAAAAGGAGGTAAGTTTGACAATAAAGATTTATTAGCCACTACAATAGGTGGAGTAGTAATAGTTAAGATTATAAGTTTAACAAAAAAGAGTAAGAATGAAAAAATTAATGACAATCTTGTTCGTTCTATGCGTAAGTTGGAACGTCAACGCAAAAGATAATTTATTTAAAAGACTGTATAAAGAGTTGTTTAAGTACAGCACAGTTTATGTAGCAGGAGATATAGACAATCCTAAAGAAAACCCCAAAGATTATTTTGTACGAACAAACCCAGATGGTAATTTATATGCACCACCTGTAGTTGTTGACGGAACAGACTATTACGACTTTGATTATCGTTATGGTTTTGGAATCCGTAAGTTAGCTCGATTTGACTACGAGATCAAAGGGAAACACTACTACGATGGTACAGAAAATAATATTGGACTATCAGCACCTAATTCGCCTGTTAATGGCTTAGAGTACACGTTTCACTACGAAAAAGAAAGATCAAGAGACGAGATATATAAAAACCATAGATACTTTATAAAACATAGTGGTAAGTATCACGTTGTAAAACTTGAAAGTAGAAAACAAGGTAGAGTAGATTTCAACTACAATTCAGCTGAAATACGAGCTAAACTACCAATAGGTAAAAAGTTCAGTATAAGTGGAGGTGCAATCTTCAGATCTCACGATAGACCTTATGGATATAATCCGATTGAGATATGGTTAAACGAAACAAATGCTGACGGATATCCTATAAACTATTGGTACACGTTAGGTTTCGATTATGGCTATGACGATATCTATTACACTCAAGAAGATGAGAATGGTAATGAAATATCAGATTGGTATTGGATTGATCCTGATGGTAATGTAGTTGCGAATACAGACTTAGAGTTTAGAGATGGTGTGTTCGCAGATTTAATGAATCGTTATAACAACGAGATATTTGACCAAATAGATGCTTTTGGTGTAGTAAGTCCACTTGTAGGATTTGACTTTTATCACTACGGTAAGGGTGGTAAGTTTTGGCTACACGCTTACGGATCATACTTATTACCGTATCATAAATACGTTAAGGGAGATTTAGACTTTAGTTATCTAAACAGAAATAATTGGGGGTTAGGTGGATTAAGACAAGACTCAGAACACGAACAATGGGAAGATTATCAAGCAGGTATTTCTTTTGGTTGGAAAGTGTCAAAAACAATCGGTATTTTTGTAGAGGGAGAATATACTAAGTTTTGGGATTCAGAAATATATAACTCAAGCATAGGTTTAAATTTTAGATTATGAGAGAAATAACAAAGATTATTGTTCATTGTACAGCTACACCTGAGGGTAGAGAAGTTGATGTAGAAGAAATAAGAAAGTGGCATACAGAAGCACCTCGTAATTGGTCAGATGTCGGTTATCATTTTCACATTAAATTAGATGGTACTTTACAAGAGGGTAGACCAATAGAAAGAACAGGTGCGCATTGTGCAGGTCAAAACTTTTGTAGTATAGGGATCAGTTATGCAGGAGGTATGACTAAAGATATGAAAGAAGCTAAAGACACAAGAACACCTGAGCAAAAAGATGCTTTAACAGATTTCTTACACGAACTAAAAGAACAATACCCAAAAGCAAAAATATACGGACACAGAGATTTTAGTCCTAAGGCTTGTCCAAGTTTTGATGCAAGAAGCGAATACGAATACATAAGCAACTGTTAATGGACTTTTCAGTTATACTTCTTTTACCTAATGGATTAAACATAGGTTTTAACTTTTTCCCTGCTGACGATAATTACGAATACGAAGAAGTCAACGTGTATTTATTAATAGTACAACTTAAATGGAGATTTTATTATGAGTAAGAAAAAATTTAAAGATACAAAGGTAGGTCAGTTTTTATTATCTAAAGGAAGTGATATAGCAGGATTAGTAGGCGATGTATTGCCTGACAATGGTGTGTTAGGTCTTGTAAAGAACGTACTTGACAAAGATGATAGTATGCCTCAACAAGATAAAGATATAGCCTTAGAGCTTCTTAAACAAGATGAGATAGAAATGCAAGAGGTTACAAAAAGACTTGAATCAGACAACGAACACAACGTAACAAGATTAGTCAGACCTGTCAGTTATGCAGCTATGTTTATTTTATATATGAGTTGTATATTTTTTGATGGAAACTTAGGAGACTTTCAAATTCGTGAACAATACATTCCGAGCATTACATCTTTATTTTCTACAATGACAATTTTTTACTTTGGAAGTAGAGGATTAGAAAAAGTTATGAAAACTGTAAATAAAAAATAACAGATCCCCTTATATATAACGTACCTGAGATAACGTATTTTGTTGTTTAAGGTATGTAACGTATTATATATATATAGGCGAAGTTATATTTTTTTTTTGTAACTTACAAGTATGCCAAGAAAAATTAGTAGAAAGGGTTTAGTAAAAAAACTTGATAAAGTATTTAGTATATATATACGAAAAAGAAATGCAGTAGATGGTTATGTTAAGTGTGTAACTTGTGGAACTCGTAAGCATTGGACTGAAGTAGATGCAGGTCATTTTTGCTCGAGACGTCATTATTCTACGAGATGGCTGCCTATAAACGTCTTTGAACAGTGTAAAAAATGCAACTGCTATGGTGCAGGAGAAAATTACCTAATGGGTAAATACATAGACAAGACTTACGGAGAGGGTACAGCAGACGAGTTAATCACGATGTCAAGACAAATAAAAAAGTTTACAGATCAAGATTTAAAAGATTTAATCGAACAATATTCATAGTTTTTTCCTTTTTGTTTTTAGAGGGCTTTACTTCGGTAAGGCTCTTTTTTTTTATTAACAATAGTTTATTTAATTATTTTTTTGTAGCTTTATGCCATAATGTATTTAAATAAAAATAAATTAAGTAAAATTCCTCTTAGTGTTTTAAAGGGAGAGCTTGAAAGTTGTTTAGAACTTGCACAAGACCTTTTAAAAGAAATACACGAAAGAGAAAACAAGTAAGGTTTATGTCGCATGAAGCGACAAAACCGACTAAAATTAAAATTATGGAAACACCAAAGGATCAGTTAATAGAATTGTATTATCAAAGAGTACAAGCTATGACTGATAAAATTAATCAATTACAAAAACAATTAAATAATTATGAAAGGAAAAATTAAATTTATTCAAGAAAAGGGAGAATGGTCAAATAGTTCAGGCACATTCAACAAATTTCAAGTAACATTTGACGATGGTCAAAGTTTTCAGTTTCTCGCAAAGGGAGATTTTAAGCGAAAGATTGGGGACGAATGTGAATATGAAATCACAAATAAACAATACGGAACTGCCAAATTAGTTTACACTCAACCACAAGCGACAACAAGCAAAGATGTAACAATATCTAAATTAGCGTGTTTAAAGGCTTCTGCTGAGTTTAATGCAGGTAGACCTCAGTCAGACAGAGTAAGTGTAGTAGAAGATGCTAAACACTTCTATAATTGGATAATAAGTTAAGTTATGCCAATAAGCAACGAAATATTTGAAACGTTTAGAATACAGGAAAGAGCAAGAGAGCAATTAAAAGCAATTAGACTGTTAGCTAAACAAGGTTATACAATTATAGATTTAGAGAGTCGAATTATAAACAAAACAAACATAGATAATTTACACGATAGAGAATCTATACAAAGTATTAAATACAATAGAGTACCAAAATTATAAATAAATAAAAATGAATAAAATGTCAGTAAAAGGAAAAATTAAAAGAATAACAGACGTAGAAGAAAGAGGAACTTTTAGATTTAGAAAACTAATAGTAGAAACACAAGAAAAAGATGCAAAGTATAATCAAACAGTTTGTGTTGACTTTGTGCAAAATAATTGTGGACTTCTTGATGTATGGAAAGTAGGAGACTATGTAGAAGTATTATTTAACTTAAGAGGTAGAGAGTGGACTAATCCTAAAGGAGAGATACTATACTTTACCACACTAAACGGATGGAAAGTAGAAAACTTTAAGGAAGAAGTAACCACACAAGATCAAGCTCCTGACAGAGAAGATGACCTACCATTCTAATTAACTTTTAAACTATAGGGGGCTAACTACCCCCTTTTTTTATGCTTATAAACTATTCAGATCATATTAACCGACTCAACGACTTTCGTAAAGGCAAGGTAAAAGAATCCCTTACGTTAGGTGTAAGAGATTTTGACAAACATTTTAGGTTTGTACATTCAAACTTAGTAATGTGGTTAGGGTTTCCGAACATAGGTAAAACACATTTTGTTATATACTTAATGATGTTGTATGCAATTAAACACAAACTTAAATTTTTGATTTTTAGCAGCGAAAATGATCCTGTCAGTTTAATTCGCAAAATGATAGAAATGTACTTTGGATTACCGATCAACAAAATAGAGGAAGCAGATTATAAAAAAGGTGTAGAGTTTGTAGATAAACATTTTAAATTTGTTGATTGCTCAAAACAATATACTTATACAAGTTTACTTGATTTAGCTACTAATATAAAAAATGCTTGGGATTATGATTGTTTAATGATAGATCCTATAAACTCATTAAAGAAAGATATTAAAGCAGGTAGTAATTCGTTTGAATATGGCTATGAGCAGCTATCTGAAATTCGCATCTTCTCCAAAAAACATAACATAGCTACTTGGGTTTGCTTACACACGAACACAGAAGCTCTTAGAAAAGTACACCCTAAAGGACACGATTTTGAGGGACAACCTGCTGTTCCAAATTATGCGAGTGCAGAAAATGGGCAGATGAACGCCTCACGATCTTGCGACTTTGTAACACTACATAGATACATATACGATAAAAGAGATTGGATGTATACAAGAATGTACGTTAGTAAGGTAAAAAACCAAGAACTCGGCTACCGTCCAAACTCGATGAACGATCCTATAATGTGGAAAAGTATTTTAAATAATGTAGGTTTTGAAATCGGAGGTAAAAACTTAATAAAATATCCAACTAAGAAACAACTAACCATTGACAACACTCGAAAAAATATTTAGCAAAAACAAAGATTGGATAAGAATATGTATGTCTTTTGGCTGCAACAAAACAACAGCACAAGACCTTACAAGCGAAATGTACCTTAAGGTAGCCACAATGCTACAAAACAATCAAAATCTAAATATTGATTACACAGACGAAGAAATTAATCATTTTTACATCTACAGAATATTAAGATCGTTGTTTATAGATTTATGTCGCAAAGAAGCGAAGATTACAAAAGTAAACATAGAATACTTAGAAAAGTTCGTAGAGGAAGAAGAAGTAAAAGAATACAAAGACATAGAGGGCAAGATGAAACAATTAGACAACGTGCTTGATAAAGTCTATTGGTATGACAAAAAAATCTTTAATTTAGTTTCGGAGGGAATGAGCATAGCAGAATTATCTAAGAAAACAAACATAAGTTATTACTCGTTATACAATACATACAAGAACGTAAAAACATTAATCAAACAAAATATAGAATGGGATTAGGAACATTATTAGAAAAAATCATTAACGTAGTAACATTTGGTTATGGTAAACGTATGGCTACTTGGGTAGCAAAGAAATTAGGAAAAGATGACTGTGGGTGTAACGACAGAAAAAACGACTTAGATAAAAAGGTAAAGCTATGGTAGAAGAAGATTTAGAAAGATGGTTAGAGTTTACAAATCGTAAAAAACAACACGAGCTTAACAGAGATCAAATTAAGTTGGTAGCAGAACTACACGCAAAATACTATAAACATAAGTACGATGAGCCTTGCACCTGCAATGGTAGTATCTATAGAAAATGGATTGCAGACCTTAATAAACTTGTTTGATGGAAGATCACTACTATACATTATCTATTCCTACTGCTGTTTACAGAAAGCTAAACAAGAAGCAATCTATAAATAAGTATTTTAAAACAGAGTATGTAGGTAATTGTATGGAATTGATTACAGACTTCTACAAAACAACATCTGACTATACACACAACGCTTGGGAAGATTACTACAAAGAGATAGTAGGCTTTACACAATTAGAACTCGTTTACGAAAAGATAAAAGATATATCAGAACAAAAAGAAATGTATTTAAAAAGATATGTTTGGCATAGGGTAATAGGTCAAACGTGGAATGGCTTTAGAAACGAGATAGGAATTATACAAGAACTACAGGCGGAGTTTAAAAACGTAAAGATATATAAAACATCATTTAATATAGATCACGAGTATTGCATAGATGCAGAGATGTACAGCAACAAGACTTTATTGCTTGGCATACAAATAAAACCTATCAGCTACAAGCTAATGAATAGTCCTTACCAACTAAAAGCAAAAGAAAACCACAAAGCAAAGAACGAAAAGTATAAATCTAAGTATGCACCCTATATTTATGTGTATCACAAGAATCATAAGATTTATAATAAATCAGATATAGTCAATCAAATAAATACAATATTTCACTTAAATACATATTAACATTTGTTTATATCAAAATAATTTGTATATTGCAATAAATAAAACTAAATATTATGAAAGACGAAAAACATTTAAAACATAAACCATCGCTTAAAGAAAGAAAATCTTTGATGCAAAAGGATATTAAAGAAATCAAACAAATAAAAAATAGAACTAAACAACTTATAGACGAATTAGTAATCTTAGATGACTGTGTAGTAACAGGTACTTTTAAATGGAGATCAGAGATTGATCCGAATTGGAAACCAAGAGTATGGAACGAAACTTTTGAATGTTGGACAAAGAATTACTGTGGATAGAAAGATAGATAACCTAAAAGATTTAGAGATTTGGTCTGATCTAAACTTTCTTATTTCTATAGTTAAAAAACAAATAGACAAAAAGAAAACTAAGAACTTAGAGAAGATGTCTGAGTGTCTTGTTAGGTTAACATTCTACTTCCAAGAAAACACAAACAACATACGATTATATAAAGAAGCTATCTCAGACTATAGACTTGCAAGAAACAGAGCTATAGAAAGAGCAAGAAAAGCAGAACAAGAAAATGAGAAACTACGAAAACAAAATGAGAGCCTTAGCATTTAGTTACTTAGGCTTTATAATTATATTTATATGGATACTATTGAGCTGTTAAACGGAGAAACATTTAGACACGATGAGATATTAGAACTAATGAAAGATGACACGTTCTACTATGACTACTTAGGCAAAGCAGCATTAAGCTCCTCATCAATCAAACTACTCTTAGATAGTCCTAAGAAATACAAATACGTTACAGAATACGGATCGCCCTCATCTCAGGCACTTAGAGACGGTTGGTTATTTCATACCTGTATCTTAGAATCAGATGTGTTCAACTCACAAATATTTGTAGATGTACAATCTAAAAACACTAAGGCTTACAAGTTGGCTAAGGAAGAACACGGTAAAGTGTTTACTATGAAAGAGAAAAGAGATGCTGAAAGATTAGCTGATGCCTTTCTAAGAAACGAACACGCCTTACAACTAATAACAGACTGCGAGTTTGAAGTTCCTGCAATAGGATATATAACAGCAAGAAGTGGTAACAAATATCCATTTAGAGGCAAAGCAGATGTCCTTGATTCATATAGGATCGTAGATTTAAAAAGTACAAGCGACCTTAAAGCATTTCCATACTCATCACGAAAGTATGGATATATGTGTCAAGTGTATATATATTGTGAATTGTTTAACAAACCTTACGACACATTTAAATTTTGTGCTGTCGACAAAAATAGTTGTGACGTTGGCATCTATGACATTAGCGAGGACTTCTATAACTTAGGCAAAGAAAGAGTGTTAGATGCTCTTGACACTTACGAAACATTTTTTATTAATGCAGCCGATTTGGATAGTTACTGCATAAAAGGAACATTATGAGAAAGGCAAATGACATATATGATTTTCCTATTGATGAAGTTCAAGATATTTTATTTAAAAACAAATGCAACAAAAAAAAACACGAACACACTAAAATTATAGTTCAAAAAGAAATTTTAGATGCTGATATGGATGGAAGAGAAAGAGTTGAACGTTTTAATAAATTTAGAAAACAAGAATGGTTTTATGAAAAAATACATATTGATATTAGAGATAGTTCGCCACAATATTTTAACGAAAGAATAAGTATACAATTTTATAGAGAAAGAGTAACTCATTGTGCTAATTTTTATTCAGAAAACTTATTTGATAACAGAATATCATTTGATGTAAATTATGAAAATGATTATAATTGGATAATAAGTTTTTTAAAAAAACAAATTAAGAAAAACAAATATTTTATTCATTTAGAAAAATTATTCTTTTGGATTTTAGTAAAAAAAGATCACTTCAATAAAATACAATTTTGGAGACTTAAAAGCATAGGAGAAACATTAGAGAAAAAATTAACTTGGTGGGAAGAACTTTCACGAGAAGGAAGAATTAAAATTATATCAAAACAAGAAAAGTTAGATATAAAAAAACAAGAAGAAGAAAAACGAAATAAAAAAACCTATATACTTAAAGATAAAAACACAGGTTATTATAAGATAGGTAAATCTATAAATCCACTTAATAGAGAGAAAACCTTACAAGCAGAGAAACCAACATACGAATTAATAAAGATATTTAATAACGATATAGAAACAGACTTACATAAAAAATATAAAAAAGAAAATGTAAGAGGAGAGTGGTTTAATTTAAACAAGGTACAATTAAAATATATATGCACGAGTTATGAATAGAGAGGCAAATAAAATAGCAAAATACATTATAGAAATATCAGGGGTAAATGTGTTTGAGAACACACGACAAAGAAAACATATAGAGATGAGGTCTTTACTTACCTTTATGTTAAGAAGCCATTGCGATATGACATTTCACGAAATAAGAGACTTCTATATATCAAAAGGAAAAAGCTACAATCACGCAACAGCTATACATAGTTTTAAAACCTTTGAAGTACACAGAAGATACAATCCTAAAATAGATAAGTATTTTGACATAGCACTTCTTAGACTAAGAAACAAATCAAAATTAAGAAAAGCATTAATAAACCACATAGTAGATTACACAAAATCAAAGGACTTAAAGAAGCTCCTTAGAATAGTAGATACATTACCCTTAAAAGATATAGATGGAAAAGAACAAACAAAAGAGAAAAGAGATACCCTTGTATAGAGGACTAATAAAATACTTTCCTGATGCACTATGCGAAGTAGCAAGAGTAAGCTACATAGGAAGTAAACAACACCATCCTGACGAGGAGATACATTGGGATAGAGAAAAAAGCTCAGATGACTTAGATGCATTGATGCGACACCTAATGGAAAATGGTATGCACGACATAGACGGAGTAAGACACTCTGCAAAAATAGCTTGGAGAGCATTAGCGCACTTACAAAAAGAAATAGAGGGGGACAGTCTAAGAAGCGAGGAATGGAAAGTAGAACAATACAATAGAAACAGATTACCACACGATCAAATAATATCAGGTACAGAATGAAAGATAAAAAGTTTACACAAATACAAAGAATAAAAAGATTAGAGAATATAGTAAGCCAAATCTATATAAGTGTTGAGGCAATAAAACAACAGCTTGACAAAAAAGAAGAAAAGTAACGTTATATATTTGAATAATCAAAGTTTTTCAAAATGTACAAATTAGAGAACAGAGGAGGTAGAAGATTAGGCGCAGGTAGAAAACCTAAAGCTGATGAGCTTAAGTTAGTTGAGAAGTTAGATAATTTTATTGACAACGAGATAGCATTAAAGAAATTAGGAGAACTAATAGCAAAGGGCGACATACGAGCAATACAAATCTACTTCAACTATAGATACGGAAAGCCAAAAGAAAAGATAGACATAAACTCATCAGAGGGTCTTAACATTAGCTTTAAAGACTTAATAAGATTTAAGTGATAGATATAAACCCTAAATACCAAAAGTTAGGTAACGACACAAGGTATTACATAATCACAGGAGGTAGAGCATCAGGTAAATCATTCTCAGTAAACCTAATGCTTGTACTACTAACATACGAAGCAAACCACACAATACTATTCACACGCTATACATTAACCTCAGCTTATGTTTCAATCATACCTGAATTTATAGAGAAGATAGAACTATTAGATAAGTTTGATGACTTTCACATAACTAAGGATGAGATCATTAATTTAAAGTCAGGAAGCAAGATAGTATTTAAAGGAATTAAAACCTCATCAGGAGATCAGACAGCAAACCTTAAATCTATTACAGGTGTTACAACTTGGGTGTTAGATGAGGCAGAGGAATTAACAGACGAGGGTACGTTTGATAAGATAGACCTTACAATAAGAGAAACTAAAAACCAAAACAGAATTATATTAATCCTCAACCCTACAACTAAAGAGCATTGGATATATCAAAGATTCTTTGAGGATAAAGGAATACAAGAGGGAACTAATACAGAGAAAGACAACACTACCTACATACACACTACCTATCAAGACAACTTAGAAAACCTAAGTAAGTCATTCTTAAAGCAGATAGACGATTTAAAAATAAGGAGACCACTAAAATACAAACACGCTATAATGGGTGGATGGTTAGATAAAGCTGAGGGTGTTATATTTAATAATTGGAAGATAGGAGAGTTCAAAAGAGTAGGTGTTAGTGTATGGGGTCAAGACTACGGATTCTCTAACGATCCTACAACCTTAATAGAAACTAATATAGACACTTCTAACAAACGAATATATCTTAAGGAATGTTATTACTTACCAAGCCTAACAACAAGCCAAATAACACGCTTAAATGAACAACACGCTAAAGGTGGTTTAATAATAGCTGATAGTGCAGAGCCTCGACTAATAAGCGAGATAAGATCAAAAGGCTGTAATGTAAAGCCAAGTGTAAAAGGTCAGGGTAGTGTAACCTACGGAATATCATTATTACAAGACTATGATCTAATAATAAGCGAGGATAGTATAAATCTTGTTAAAGAACTAAACAACTACTCTTGGTTAGAAAGAAAGTCTAACACACCTATAGATAAGTTTAATCATTTAATAGATGCAGTAAGATACGCTGTGAGCTTTCAGTTAAAGAATCCCAATAGAGGTAAATACACAATAAGTTAGTTTCTAAAACTTTTTTTTCTTACGTTATATATATATGAAAGTAGAGGTTTATATTCCTGATACTCTAAGCGAGATCACATTAGACAAATACCAAAGGTATCTAAAGATACAAGAGGAGAACACAGACGAGAACTTCTTAGCTATTAAATTGATAGAAATATTTTGTGGACTAAGAGGCGATACAATAATGTCTATGAAAGCTAAAAGCATCAAAGATATAACACTTATACTTACAGAGATGTTTAATGAGAAACCTCAGCTTGTAAAAGAGTTTAAACTAAATGGTAAGACTTATGGCTTTATACCTAAGTTAGAAGATATGAGTTTTGGAGAGTACATTGACTTAGATACCTACATAGGAGATATGGACAACATACACAGAGCTATGAATGTTTTATATAGACCTATCAAACAAAAGTATCAAGACAAATATTTAATAGAGGACTATACAGGAGATGATCCTGAGAAGATGAAACAAATGCCAATGGATGCTGTATTAAGTTCCATACTTTTTTTTTACAATTTAGGGATGGACTTGTCGAAAACTATGCTGAACTCTTTGGAGGACAACAAGGAAATCAACTTAGCTCAGTATCTAACTTCGGAAGAAAATGGGGATGGTATCAATCACTTTTCGGACTCTCTCAGGGAGATATTAGAAGATTTGAGGATATCACTAAACTAAACATACACACCTGTCTTTACGCTTTAAGTTTTATGAAAGAGAAAGCAGAGGTAGAATCAAAGAATATAAAAAGTAAATTCAATAGATGAGCAATCAAGGAGTAAGAGGCTATTACCAAATCACACAAACTATAAAGACTAATCTGTTAGCAGATGAGAATGTCAATACTGTAACAACAGGCGATATATTTGACATAGACCTATCTAAACAAACAATCTTTCCTTTAAGTCATATAATAGTAAACAACGTAACCATACAAGAACAAGTCCTCAACTTTAACATAACAGTAATGTCTATGGATATCGTAGATCAATCTAAAGAAGAAACAACAGACGTGTTTGTAGGCAACAACAACGAACAAGATATTTTAAACACACAATTAGCTGTAGCAAATAAATTAGTAGGGCTATTAAGCAAAGGAGATTTATATAGAGATAAATACCAAATGGATGGAGATGCTTCTTGTGAGTTCTTCTATGAAAGGTTTGAAAATCAAATGGCAGGTGTAGCTTGTACGTTTAATGTATTAATAAGTAATGACATTAATGTATGCAGTTAAAAAAAGTAAAAAGAGAATTAAACAGATTTGCTAAGTATGTTATACAACAAGCAAGAACTAATCTTACAAGAAAGAAAAAAAACTCTACTAAGAAATTGTATGACAGTTTACAATATAGTTTAAATGAAACTCCTGATGCTACTACATTAGCTTTCTTTATGGAGGACTATGGATGGTATCAAGACAAAGGTGTAAGTGGTAAAAAAAGAAAGTTTGCTACCCCATTTAGTTTTAAATCAAAGATGCCTCCTGCCTCTGCTTTTAGTCAATGGGTAATTAGAAAAGGAATTAAAGGAATAAGAAACAAACAAGGAAAATTTGTTAAACGTAAAAGTTTGCAATTTATGATGGCAAGAAGCGTGTTTTATTATGGTATTAAACCAAGTATGTTTTTTACTAAACCTTTTGAAAGAGCCTATGACAAGCTAAAGTTTGATTTACCAAAAAAATTAGCAGAAGATACAGACAAGAATTTTGAATTTTTATTTAACGTAGAAGACTAATGGCAAACATATTATTAAGAAGTCCGTACTTTGTAACGATTACAACAGCATCGCATTTATCAGCTAAGATGCAACTTACAATAGATGGTACACTTAGATACACAATACTAAAGAACGCAACAAGCAATAGAACACTGTTTGAGATAGCAACTCTTGCTAAAGACTATTACACAGAAAGTTATGGAGGTAGTACAGGATCAACTTTTGATACAGTAGCAATATCTTATGTTATTACAACATATACAGGGTTAAACGGAACAGGTACAGGCACAGCTCAAAGTGCAGTAACACACACAGGTTTTTACGGATATTCTTTTTTTGCTAATGGTAAATCAGCTAATGAAATAGACCCTGATGATTACGAACTTACAAACACAGGAGAAACAAGAATAATATACCTACCTGAAAATACAGCTTCGTTTGCTTGGGATATGAACTCAGGAACAAAAGATAAAACAACAATAAGCACCTCAGCAACAAGCGTTACCTCAGCATCAGGTCAATACACTTGGACAATAAAAAGGATATGTAATCCTAAATACGGTTTTGTTCAAATGAGGTTTATAAACAGAAATGGTGCGCCACAAGACTTTCATTTCTTTTTAAAGTCAGTAGAAAGCGTAAACACTAAAAGCGAAACATTCAAACGTAATATATTCGATTTTGCAACATCTGAATATGACCCTAAAAAACATCAGAACACAGTATTTAACAAATCAGGTAAAAGAAGATACATATTAAACACAGAATATTTAGTTGAGGATTATAATGCTGTTATTGAGGATATATTATTAAGCGAATATGTATGGATTAAATACACATCATCAGAGGGTAGTAGAACAAGGCCTGTTATTGTTAACACAAGTTCTCTTACTAAAAAGACATCTGTAAACGATAAGTTAGTTCAATACACATTAGAAGTAGAAGAAGCAAATGATATTATTGATAATGTAGTATGAAGCGTGAGTTACAATTATATATACAAGATACAAGAGTTGATTTATTTAAAGACGAAACAGTTAGTCTTACAGATACAATCCAAAATGTCCGTGATATTGCTAAAATCTTCACAACTTTTACAAAGACTTTTACGCTTCCTGCATCACAGGTAAACAACAAACTATTTAAGCATTACTACAACTTTGACATATTAGATACAACTTTAACTAAAAGTGCTTTTGATGCTCGTGTAAAAGTATCAGCAAGAATTGAGCTTAACCTTGTTCCTTTCAAAGATGGTAAAATAAAGTTAGAGGGTGTTGATATGAAAAACAATCAACCCTATGCTTATAGAGTTACATTCTTTGGCAATACAGTTGATCTTAAAGACATAATAGGAGAGGATAAACTAAACGTGCTTTCGTCTCTTGATTCTTTAAAAAAAGACTTTAATGCGAGTAATATAAAAACATACTTAGAAACAAATCCTGCAAGTAGTGATATTATAGTGCCACTTATAACACACACTCAAAGATTGTTTTATAATAGCAGTAGTTCAGCACACACAGACGACACAGGAAACTTATATTATCATACAGGTAGTAGCCACGATCACGGAGTAAGATGGGATAACTTAAAATACGCTATAAGAGTACACAACATCATAGAAGCTATTGAAACGAAATACGGATTAACATTCTCAAGTGATTTTTTTACAGAGACAAGCAACGATCAATACTCTAAGTTGTTTATGTGGTTACACAGAAAAAAAGGTGTTGTAGAAACAGGAGGTCAAATAGCTAACTTTCCAAGTATTGTAGATGGGTGGAGTACAGGTGTAGGAACATCAAGCTATACTCAAATGGTAACGACTACAACCCTCAGACTAACTGAGGATGCAGAAACATTTGGAACTGCTTTTACTTTATTATTGTTGAATCCTACAGGTACTTATGATATACTTATAGAAAAAGACGGTGTTAGTTACTATTCTGAAAACGGTATATCATCAACTAAAACCATAAACTTATTTTCGTTAAATGGTGGGGTTGCACAAGCAGGAGACTATACAGTAACAATTACAGTTACCTCATCAGTATCTTTTCAGTCTATAAATTGGTCAATAACTACAAACGAATTTGGAACAGTTATTACAGATCAATTTAATACAGGTAGTTATACAGCTTCAGCCACATTCGAGTTTGTAATTACAAGTCAAATGCCTGAAATGAAAGTAATAGACTTTTTATCAGGAATATTTAAAATGTTTAATCTTACAGCATTTGTAAACAACTCAGGCACAATAGTAGTTAAAACATTAGATAGTTTTTATACAGGTGGCACATCATACGACATAACAGAATATGTTGATATAGAACAAGGACAAGTTAACGTAGCTTTACCATTTAAAGAAATAAGTTTTGGCTATGGAGATACAGACAGCTTTTTCTCTGCTATACATAATCAGTTATTTAATAAAGAGTGGGGTACAGTTGACTATAATGATAACGAGTCTTTAGATGGTGGATTGTATAAAATAGAAATTCCATTTGGACATATGAAGTTTGAAAAACTTATTGATATTAATGGCTCAAACGAAACAGATACACAATGGGGTTGGAGTGTAGACGATAATCAAGACTCTTATATAGGTAAGCCTGTTTTATTTTATCCTGTATATACGTCTGTAGGCAGTAAAACTATAAGTTTTGTAGATGTTTTAAATCCTGAAACAGGTGTGTTTTCAAACAATGTAGAGATTACAGGATCAATAAATATGCCAAGTAATTCTGTAGCATTTGCAACAGCAACAAGCACAGCAAATATAAACTTCTTCAATGAGCTTAACGAGTACGAGCCTACCGAAGATTTTTCAGGCACGTTATTTAAAAATTATTATGAGACGTATATAAAAACAGTATTTAACAGCAAGAATCGATTAACAAAAATAAAAGCAAGACTACCTATGAATATACTTTTAAATTATTCTTTAGCAGATAAATTTAGAATAGAGGGAACAGAATACAGAATAAACAGTATAACAACAAACCTAACAACAGGCGAAGCAGATATAGAACTATTAAACGTATTATGATAAAAAACATATTAGAGATGCTACCCTATGTAAAGGGAGGATCAGAACTTATAGATATAGCAAAGGGTAAATACAAATACCCTGAATCATTTAAGGAAACATTTAAAACTATAAAGGAATGGCACAAAAATTAATAATGGAGTTAGAAACTCGGACTGACAAGGCTGAGAAAAATATAAACACCATAAATAAAGACATAGAAACGCTTAACAAAAACGTAAAAAAAACAGAAAAGGGTTTTGAGGGTGTAGAGAAAGCAACTAAAGACACAGCTAAAGGTGTTCGTAAAATAGGCACAACTTTAAAAGCTATAGGTATTGGTCTTTTACTTGCAGCATTTACAAAACTAAAAGAAGTGTTTGAAGAAAATCAAAAAGTAGCAGATGCTTTTAACACAACTTTTAATTTCTTGTCTATTGCGTTTAATGACTTCTTTAATTTTTTAGATGCTAACATAGGAACGGTTGTAAGCTACTTTAAAAGTATATTTGAAGACCCTGTTGAATCTGTTAAAAACTTTGGACAAGCAATATTAGACAATCTTATAGAAAGATTTAATTCTTTTAATAAAACTTTAGCTTTAGTTTCAAGTTCTGTAATGAAAGTTTTTAAAGGAGATTTTGCAGGTGCTTTAGAAGATGTAAAAAGCGCAGGTAAAGAAGTGGTAGATGTTTTTACAGGGGTAGACGATTCATTTAATAAAATAGCTGAAGTTGCACCTAAATTAGTTAAAGGTATTACTGATTACGCTAAATCTTCATTTGAGTCTGCAAAAGCACAAACAGAAGCTAACAAGGCAGCAGAAATAGCAGTAGCAAGAAACAGAGTAATATTAGAACAAAAAGATAGAGAAGCTGAATTACTTAGACAAATAAGAGATGATGATTTAAAAACAATAGATGAGAGAATAGAGGCAAACAATAAGTTAGGCGAAGTATTAAAAGAACAAGAAAAACTTATGTTAGCTAATGCAGATGCTTTAATTCTTGCAGCAGAATTACAACTAAAAAAGAATAACAACGATGCAAACCAAATAGCACTCTTAGAGGCTAAGGCAGAAAAAGAAGCTGTACTTGCACAAATAACAGGTTTTAGATCAGAACAGTTAGCAAACCAAAACGCTTTATTGAGAGAAAACATAGAAGTTGAAGAAGAAGTTGCTGAATCTAAATTAAGAATACAAGAGATGGCTGCCGATACAGCTATGAGGGGTTTTCAATTACTTGGTAAAATGGCAGGTAAAAATAGAGCCTTACAAGCAGCAGCAATCATTGGAGAAAATGCAGCAGGTATTGCAAAACAAATAATACAAACAAAAGCAGCAAACACCGCAGTAACAGCAAAATATGCACTATTGCCCGGAGGGTTAGCATTAGCAAAAGCAGAAAAGACACTAAATAATATATCTTTAGGTATCGGTATTGCAGGGTCAGTATTAGCAACCTCTACAGCGTTAAAAGCATTAAAAGCAGGAGGTAGTGTATCTAAGCCAAGTATATCAACAGCAGAGCCAACACCACAAGAACCTGCATTCAATATAGTAGGTCAAAGTACAACAGACCAATTAGCAGATGTTATAGCAGGTCAAACAGGACAGCCTGTAAGAGCTTTTGTAGTTTCTAATGATGTAAGCACAGCACAAGAACTTGATAGAAATATTATACAAGGAGCAAGTATAGGATAAACAAAAAAATAATTTAATACGTTATACATATATGAGAATAGTTGAATTGATATTAGGCGATGATGAGTTTACAGGTATTGAGGCTATTTCAGTAGTTGAGAATCCTGCAATCGAAGAAGATTTTATAGCACTTAAAAACGAAGAAATAAAGTTAGCAGAGGTTAACAACGAAAAGCGTATTTTAATGGGTGCATTATTAATTCCTAACAAGCCAATCTATCGTAGAAAAGGCGAAGAAGAATATTACATATATTTCTCTAAAAAGACTGTAGAAAAAGCATCACAGCTTTATTTAATGAATGGCAATCAGTCTAAAGCAACACTCGAACACCAATACACAATAAACGGACTAACTTTAGTAGAATCTTGGTTAGTAGAAGATGAGGTACACGACAAATCAAGAAAGTATGGTTTAAATGTTCCTGTAGGTACTTGGATGGGTGCAGTAAAAGTAAACAACAACCAAATATGGGATGAGTTTGTGAAAACAGGTAAAGTTAAAGGCTTTAGTATTGAGGGTTACTTTGCAGACAAGATGGAAAGACCTAAAGAGCCTGTAAATGACTTTTCTGACTTAGAAGAAGCAGAAGCAAGTGAGATGCTGTCTTATATAAGATCAATAGTCAAAGAGGACAAGCGTTTAAAGGGTGGTAAGAGGAGAGAACTCGAATCATATAGCGATTACCCTGACGGAGTTAAAAACAACGCTAAGAAAGGCTTAGAGCTAAACAAAAAAGTAAACAATAAATGCGCTACACAAGTAGGAAAAGTAAGAGCTACACAATTAGCACAAGGAAAACCAATCTCAAAAGAAACTATTAAGAGAATGTACTCTTATTTAAGTAGAGCAGAAGAATATTACGATGAGGGAGATTCTAAAGCCTGTGGTACTATTTCTTTTTTACTATGGGGTGGTTTAGCAGGTAAGAGATGGTCAGAAAGTAAACTTAAAGAATTAGGAGAAATAGACTTAGCTTCTATGGTAGTCAACGAAGATTTTGCGATCATAGATGATAGATTAGCATACGCTACAGAAGAAAAAGCATTAGAAGCTGCAAAGAATATAGGTTGTGATAAATACCACACACACGACTTTGAGGGTAAAACTTGGTATATGCCTTGTGAGGAGCATAATTTAAAAGCACCTTGTCAAGCAGGATATGAGCAATACGGAATGAAAATGAAAAATGGAAGATTAGTACCTAATTGTATTCCCATTAAGTAATGCCAAGAAAAGTAGTAAGTGTATATATAAAACCTAAACGTAAATCACATCCACACAGCAAAAATGCGAGTGTAGGACAAAATAAATATAAAAAACCTTATAAAGGTCAAGGCAGATGAAAAAATTTGAAACACCAAGTAAGACAAGTCCAAGAGGAGGACGTAGAGGTTGTTTATGTAAAGATGAAACCTATTCAGTAAAGTGCTGTAAGGGTAATATAATAAATCAAGGAATCGGTAAAATATAAGTTATGAGTAAAAAAGCAATGGCTAAGATAGTCGAAATAAACAAACAAGAATTATCTACAGAAAAAGTAGAGTTAGCTTTAGTTGATGATTTGAAAGATTCAATACTGCGAGGAAGAAACATTGAAAAAAATATAAAAAGTGTTTTATCAGGATATAATGGATTGTTAAGAGCAGCACGTAATTTTAAAGCTGATTATGCTACATTAATAAAACAAGCTAAAGAATTAGGAATTGATCCACCTGCACAATTAAAAGGACTTGAAGATATAGCAGATGGTTTTGAAAAAAAAGGACAAGCAATAAAAAGAGCATACGATCTATTTAGATAATATAAAAATGCAAATATAAATTTTAACACGTTATAGTAATATGAAATCAACAGAAATCTTAAACAAAATCAAAACTTTCTTAGGAGAGGAAAAAATTGAGGAACAAGTAGAAGAAACTCAATTAGAAGAATCACAAGAGAAAGTCGAGTTAGCACAAGCTAAACTTGATAATGGTACAGTATTAGAAGCTGAGGCTTTTGAAGCAGGAAACGAAATCTTTATTGTTACTGAAGATGAAAGAGTAGCAATGCCTGTAGGAGAATATATGATGGAAGATGGTCAAATGCTCGTAGTAAGCGAGGAGGGAATCATCGGAGAGATCAAAGCACAGGAAGCAGAAGAAGTAGAGGCTGAAGAAGAAGAAGAAATGGCTTATGTATCAAAAGAAGAATTTGAATCTGCCGTTGAGGAAATCAAAGGTATGATAAACGAGCTAAAGGACAAGAAAGAAGAAATGGCTGAAGTAGAGGAGCAAGTAAAACAAGAACTAAGCGAAACTCCTGCAACTGAGCCTATCACTCACAATCCTGAAGCTAAAGAAAAATTTAAAGTAAAATTTGGTCAAAACAGACCTGAAACTGCTTTAGATAGAGTAATGAAAAAATTAACCAACAATTAAAATTTAAAAAATGCCAAATCCAACAATTACAAGTAGTAGTTATGCAGGAGAGTTTGCAGGTAAATACATTGCTGCATCTTTATTAACAGCAAAGACCTTAGATGATGCTGCGATAACTATTATGCCAAACATTAAGTACAAAGCTGCTATGAAAGTAGGAACATTTACAAACTTAGTAAGAAGTGCTGACTGCGACTTCGATGCAACGACTTCAGGTCTTACACTTGCTGAAAAAGTATTAACACCAACTGAATTACAGGTAAACCTACAGATTTGTAAAAAAGAATTACACGCTGATTGGGAAGCTGCACAAATGGGATATTCTGCATTTGACAACTTACCTCCACTATTCTCTGATTTTGTAATCGCAAGAGTAGCTGCTGAGGTAGCAAGTGCAACTGAAACTTCTATATGGGCAGGTCAAGCAGCAGAGGGAAACTTTAACGGTTTTGTAAAACTTGCTACAGATGACGGAACTGTAGTAGATGTTGCAAAAGCAACTGTAACTTCTGCAAACGTAGTTGCTCAATTAGGAGCTATTGTAGATGCTATTCCAAGTTCAGTTTACGGAGCAGATGACCTTGTTATTTATGTATCACAAAACATTTACAGAGCTTACATTAGAGCTTTAGGTGGTTTCGGTGCATCAGGTTTAGGAGCTAATGGTTACGACAATAAAGGTAACAACCAATCATTAGGAGGTTTATTCTTTGATGGTATCAAGATTTATCCAACATCAGGCTTTGCAGACAACAATGCAATGGCTGCAAGATCAAGTAACTTATTCTTTGGAACAGGTCTATTAAACGACAGAAATGAAGTAAAAGTAATTGATATGTCAGATATCGATGGATCACAAAACGTAAGAGTAGTAATGAGATATACAGCAGGATGCCAAATTGGTGTTGGTGCTGATGTAGTTCTTTATTCTTAATATTTTAACTAACATATAAGAGGGTGGGTAGTAGTCTGCCTACCCTTTTTTAATACTAATAATTATGGCTTGTACATTAACAACAGGTAGAAAAGTCCCTTGTAAATCGGCAGTAGGTGGTCTTAAGACTGTTTACTTTGCAGATTATGGTACTCTTGGTGTTGCTACGATTGTAGGAGGAGAAGTAACTGCTTTAGCAGGAAGTCCTGCTTTATTTCAGTTTGATATAAAAGGCAATTCTTCTTTAGAAACTGCAATCAACAGCTCAAGAGAAAACGGAACTACATTCTACGAATCAACATTAAACTTGACACTTACGTTTCTTGAAAAAGCAACACAGGAAGAACTAAAATTAATCGCACACGCAAGACCACACGTTTTTGTAGAAGATTATAATGGTAATTACTTTGTGATGGGATTAGAACACGGAGCTGAGGTTACAGGTGGATCGATTGTGAGTGGAGCTGCTATGGGAGACCTAAGTGGATTTACCTTAACAATGGTTGCACAAGAAACTGCGCCTCCATACTTTATTACAGGATCAGTTGTAACAGGAGATGCAAGTGCAACACAAATAACACCGAATTAAAAATAATTTTTGTATATTTATAAAAGTTTTCATCAATTATATTTAGTTTTTTGAATTAAGGGGGAGTTTTCGGACTCCTCTTTTTTTATACACAAAATTTAAAGTTTGTACGTTATATAAGTATGATACACTTAACGACATCTGCATCAGCTCAAACTTTAAAAGTAATACCAAGAAGTTATGCAAGTTCTGTTAGTATGATTCTAAGAGACGATTCAACAAACACCTCAACGACATACACAATAAGCACAACAACAGACAAAAACTATTTAGTGTTATCACAAGCATTAAGTCCTGTACTTGTAGAGGGTAGATTCTACGACCTCACATTAAAAGAGGGAAGTAATGTAATATATAAGGATAAAGTTTTTTGTACAAATCAAACTATTTCAAGTTATTCAGTAAATAATGCAGAATATACTGTACCAACAGGAAACGATGTCTATGATAATGATTATATTGTAATATGAAAAATAAATCAGATTTAAGTATAGTAAATTTAAGCACTTACACTTCTCCACAAGTAAAAGAGGTTAGTGGTAAGAACTTTATTGAGTATGGTAGTGATAACAACTACTTTCAATATTTGATAGACAGATACAACGGAAGTCCTACAAATAACGCTATTATAAACGGTGTTAGCGAGATGATCTACGGAAAAGGCTTAGATGCTACCAACTCAAATAAAAAGCCTAATGAGTATGCTCAAATGAAAGCATTATTCAACAAGGATTGTGTAAGAAAACTATGCTATGATCTAAAATTAATGGGTCAATGTGCAATACAAGTCATTTATTCTAAAGACAGAAGTAGAATTGTACAATTAGAACACATACCTATTGAAACACTAAGGGCAGAAAAGTGTAACGAAAAAGGAGATATTGAGGGTTACTATTATTTTAGTGATTGGTCAAAGTACAAGCGAGGAAACGAATTAAGAAGAATACCTGCATTCGGAACTTCTAAAGAGGGATTAGAAATACTTTACATTAAACCTTATAGAGCAGGTTTTAAGTATTATAGTCCTGTAGATTATCAAGGTGGAACACAATACGCTGAATTAGAGGAGGAGATATCCAACTACCATTTAAACAACATACTAAACGGACTTGCACCAAGTATGCTAATTAACTTCAATAATGGTACTCCTGATCCTGAGCAAAGAGAAATGATAGAAAGACGTATCTACGAAAAATTTAGTGGCTCAAGTAATGCAGGTAAATTTATTTTAGCTTTTAACGATAATTCAGAAACAGCAGCAACAATAGACCCTATACAACTTAGTGATGCTCACAATCAATATCAGTTTTTAAGTGATGAAAGTTCTAAAAAGATTATGGTAGCTCACAGGGTTGTAAGTCCTATGTTATTTGGTATTAAGGATAGTACAGGTCTTGGTAATAATGCTGACGAATTAAAAACAGCTTCTATCTTATTTGACAACTTAGTAATTAAAGGCTTTCAAGGGCTTTTAATAGATGCTTTTGACCAAATACTTGCGTACAACGATATCTCTTTGCATTTGTACTTTAAAACGCTTCAGCCACTTGAATTTACAGACTTAGAGAACGTAGAAGACGAAGAAACTAAGGAAGAAGAAACAGGAGTTAAATTAAGCAAAGACAACCCTATAGATAATGAGATCGCTGATGAATTAATAAGTTTAGGTCAAAGCGAAGAGGATTTGTTAAAAGAATATGACATTGTAGATGAGTCTGAAGTTAATTATGACTTTGAAGATGAAATGGATGAGGTTGTAGAAGATTTAAACAAAACAGAATTAGCAAGAGTAGGTAAAGCAACACCTTATAGAGAAAGTGAACAAGATGGTAAATCTAAACAAGAATCACAAAAAGGTGTAACATTCCTCGTTAGATATATATACAGTCCTGCAAGAGTTAAACCAACTTCAAGAGAGTTTTGTAAGAAAATGGTAGCAGCAAATAAAGTATATCGTAAAGAAGATATTATGGCTATGAGTAAAAAGGCTGTAAATGCAGGGTTTGGAAAAAGTGGAGCAGCAACATATTCTATATGGCTTTACAAAGGTGGAGCAAGATGCCAACACAAATGGTTTAGAAAGACTTATGCAAAAAAAGGTGGTAATGGGTTAGGTACAGAAATAACAAGCTCAGAAGCTAAGAGTAAAGGTTTTAAAGCACCTAAAAATGCTCAAAAAGTACCTGTAGCACCAAAGGATATGCCTTACAAAGGATATACAGCATCATACGCTAAGAAAATAGGAATAAGTAGATAATTATGGCAACAGTATTATTCATATCGAGAACAGATTTAGTCAAGAACAGTATTATTGATGGTAATGTTGATACAGATAAATTTATACAGTTTATTAAGTTAGCGCAACAAATCGAAATAAGAAACTACTTAGGAACTAAACTATATGACAAAATAGGTGCAGACATTGCAGGATCAGGTTTGTCAGGAAACTATGAAACCTTAGTAAATGAATATGTACAGCCTATGTTAATTTGGTTTGCACAAGCAGAGTATATTCCTTATGCAGCTTATCAGATCAAGAACGGAGGAGTGTTTAAGCACACAAGCGAAAACTCAGAATCAGTTTCTAAGAATGAGGTTGACTTTTTAGTAAACAAAGCAAGAAATACAGCAGAGTATTATACTCAAAGGTTTTTAGATTACATCAACAACAACAGTAGTTTATTTCCTGAGTATAATCAGAACACAGGAGGAGACGTATTTCC